GGTTGCAAGTACAGGACACAGGCCTCTGGTCTGTGACCCCTCGAAAGCTTAGTCCGTAAACTGGAAGAGAGTCATGCAAAACTAAGGGACAGACCATGCCTGGAAGACCGGCCGTCTGCCGCCCGGGGGCTATACCTGCAGGGGTCCGCCTGCTGTAGTGAAGCTCGGGTCCTCTTCAAGTGCTTCCCTTTCGGGGAGTGCGGGAATCCCGCGACTTTAGTCGTGTGGAGGTTTCAATAATTCGCTGTCGCATCCTCGTGACTTTAGTCGTGAGTGAGACAGTGTCTTCTTTTAAATGCACAAAAGTATCGTTTACGACATTTTATTTCTTTATATTTCGGGGTAGAGAAATTTTTTATTTCAAGCATTTTTTTCGCAAAAAACGTCTCATTTCTAATTTTTTCATCATATTAAATGCATCAGTAATTTACAGAAAGGAGATGTACGACATGGCAAATTCAAACAGGAAAAAAGCCCGCAAATTACAGGAAGCCAAGCAGACGAAAAAGGCTGAATCTGCGAAAAAAGCAAAATTTGTTAAGCAGGCAAAGGCTGAGACGGAGAAACCGATAAAATATACAGTTACAGCAGAACAGCTTGATGATGGGACTTTTAAGTTTCAGTGTGGCAGGAATACATTCAATATCACTAAACAAAAAAATAAAGCATTAGAGCCTTACGGGAAATGCATACATAATTACGGAGTTCTTTTAGAGCTGATTCCCGGCGACAAACAGGCTGCGATCAACCAGCAGATAGGAAATGCCAGGGTCGTACACAATGATTACCTTTCCAAACGCATTGATTATTATAACGAAAATAAGAAAACGTTAACTGTTACACAGTATAAAAAAGAGTATCTGCCGGCATTAAAGGAAGAAAAGGAATACCTCAAGGATACAGATAAATTCGTTTATGAAAATGCCTGCCACAATGTGGATGATGCATACAACAGATTTTTTAAGGGGTTGTCCGGATTTCCAAAGTATGCCTCCAGAACGAAACCAAACGGGAACAGTTATACCACGAATTTTACAAACAACAATATTGAGCTGAAAATGATCGACGGCATCCCGTATGTCAAACTTCCAAAAATCGGGAATGTCAGATTCATTCTTCCAAGAGGTAAGACGCTGATAGACATACAGCCGCAGGAAGTGTCAATCAAAGGGGCAACCGTAAGCAGGGAGCCAGATGGCTCATACCGCATTTCCCTCCGAATGGAGAGTGTGATTGACAAGCCTGTATTCCCAACCGTTATCAACGCCAGGGAGATCGTCTCTGTTGACCTTGGACTGAAAGAATTTGGCGTTTTTGGGAACCTGGAAGAATCAGTCCCTGTTCCAAACCCGAGATGGATTCAGGTTCATGCAAAAAGATTACGGAGATTCCAGCAGAGTTTATCCAGAAAGCAGTACGACCAAAACACCCACAGGGGTTCGAAGAACTGGGAGAAGGCACGTGCGAAGGTGGCAAAGGAGCAGCGTAAGACTGCTGACCAGAGAAGGGATTTCCATCACAAGCTTTCAAGGGCGATTGCAGATAATTATGTTGCGTTCATATGCGAAGACCTTGCTGTGAAAAATATGATGCAGAACAGGCATCTGTCAAAATCAATCGCGTCTGTCGGCTGGTCCCAGTTTTTAACAATGGTGCAGTATAAGATGGAACGCGCTGGTAAGTATTTCAGGAAAATCAGCAGATGGTATCCATCCTCACAGACCTGTGGCTGCTGTGGGTATAAGAATACGGATGTTAAGGATCTGGGTGTCAGGAAATGGATATGCCCGAAATGTGGAACCTGGCATGACCGTGACGTCAATGCCCAGCAGAACATATATAAGCTTGGAGCGAAAATGCTCCAGGATGAAGGGATACAGATTGCTGGTCTCCCTGTAACAAATAAACACTCAAACTGATCCTTCAGAAATAACTGTTAACCAAGCAACGGGTAAAACCGGTCACATATAAACAAGCACTCCGGAAACGGAAATAACCAGACAACAAAGCAGCGGTACCTCGGGGAAGTGTGGGAGCCGTGGTGAAAGTCCACTTATAAAGCCTGCACCGCAGTAGGACTGGCATCACAAGGGTGCATGTCAGAGAGCCTGGGTAAGACACGGCCGAAAGGCAATGCACCGGGCAGATGAAGCAGGAAAGAAGATAGAAGGGAAGGCGTAACCGGATCGCAAGATTATAAAAGCCTGCCGGACTATCGGAAGCTCGTGACTTTAGTCATGAGTTCTTCACAATCATTACTCGAATGTGACAGATTTGTAGTATACTGTCTGTATCATTTTCAAACATCGTTCAGAATAGAAGGAGGAAATACAAATGCCAACAAAAAATAATGAAAATATCCTGCTCATTGCAGGTAAAACAGAAGCGGAAAAATATCTGGTTCAATCAATACTTGCCAAAAACGGTTCCTATCTGGTAATCGATCCAGAGGGGATTCTTGAGGGACAGACCAGTGAAAAATTAAAACAGGAAGGATACCATGTTTATATTTGCAATGTTGATGACACGAAGGGCTTTTTCTACGACTATTTTCGTTATTATTACTATAATATTTTCCACAATGAAAAAACAGTCCTGTATCTGACAGGATCTGATAAGATAAGAAACGAAAAACTGATTGCTGAGATCACACTGATCCTGGATGATATCCTGAATGGCAAAATGGATCTCAGTCAGCATTTAACTCTTATGGTCAATGATTTTGGACATCTGGCTGGAGGAATCAACTTTCCTCATAAACTCTCCAGGATCAAAGGTACACAGGTATCAGCCATTCTTTGTACGGAATCCCTGTTACCCCTTCAGACAGAGCATTACAACCCGATGCTTACAGATGAGATATTAGATTCCTGCAATGTCATTACGGAAAAGTAGAAAAACAGAAAGCAGAGGCCATAAGCCCCTGCTTTCTTGATGTCAGTTAATGATCATAAATGTTGTGGACGTTTTTGCGATCTGGCTCTGCAGATCATATAATTTTCTGTAAACAGATCTGTCTTTCGGAGAGTTTACAAGAATTTTTCCACCCTTATCAATTCCTCTCAAAACGATGAAAGTTCCGTTATTTGTAAATAATCCTCTTTTCTGTACGCTTACAACAGGTTTTCCCTCTTGTAAAGCCTTCAATACCATGGATGTGCTGGATGTTTTTGTTACAGACTTGATCCCGTATTTCTTGGCTGCAGAAAAGATATTGTAAGAAGTACCAGATCCATTGATGTAATATTTATTTCCGCACCATTTTACAATCTCCGCGGGAGTCACTGTTTTTCCGGTTTTGTAACTTGCGATCATGGCAAGACAGGTTGGTCCATCTCCACAGACAGCAAGGTTGCTGTTTCCGTATTTTACCTTCGAATAGTCTGACTGGATATAGAGCGGTATTTTCATTTCACTGCTTTTTACTGTGTTTTTCACAGTTACGGTACAGGTATATTTCTTTCCATTATTCTGTGCTGTAATTGTTGCCTTTCCAGCAGCAACACCTGTTACTTTTCCTGTTGATGATACTTTTGCGACTCTGTAGTTGGATGTTCTCCAGATAATGCTTCCGGAAGCATTCTGTAGCTTCAAGTTTAAAGTCTCTCCTACATTAAGTTCTGCGGAGTCGATATTGATCTCCGGTTTTGTCTTTTTGTTTACAGTCACCCTGCAAGTGAAAGAGTTTCCCGCATATATAACGGTAATGGTGGCAGTTCCGGCTTTCTTTGCATTCACAGTACAAGAAGAGGAGTTTGCTGAGTCTGAATTCTTTGTAACAGAACCTACAGAAGGATTCGATGACCGATAGGTTGCACCACTTGCATTAAATAGCACAAGATTATACAAATCTCCCTCGTTCATTGTAATTGATTTCTTGTTTAAGAAAACCTTTGACAGATCCGCTTTGACCGTTACTTTGCATTTGTATGTTCTGCCTTTGTACGTAGCATACACATAAGCAGAACTAGCTTTTAAGCCAGTGACATATCCTCTTTGAGTAACACCCAGGATAGTAGGAGAGGATACCTTCCACATGATCTTACTGGATACGGCATTGCTTAATGAAAGCTGGATACCCTTTCCTAAAGTAAGATTCGCTGTTGTCTTGTTGAGTTTTGAAGTTTTTGATACTGCCGCTTCAACAGTCTGGCACTGAAGAATACCAGCGTTTGCTACCGGTGCAGAAAAAAGCATCATCGCAGACATGCTGACAGCCAGTAAAGATTTTGAAAATTTCATATCCCGTTTCCTCCTTTTGGATTTTTTTATAATTTGACAAAAAAAAGCCAAAAATAAAAATCCCCCCCTGAAAACCATCTGTTAAACTATATAAAATGCCAAAGGAGGAACTGCCCTATGAGAAGAAACCAACTTCTGGCTGGGATGTAAAATACAGAAAGCAGAGGCCAACGGTTTCTGTTTTTTTATGCATTTCTGTATTGATGCTTCAGGCCTTCCATCCTGCAAGATCTTTGTTTTTCGCAGATTACAAAACCGAAAGAATTATATGCTAAACTAAAGAAAACGCCAGAGGAGGAAAAGCCTTATGAGAAGGAACCAACTGTTAGCCGGAATCATGACGGCCATGACTGTCGTAATGCCAGTTGCCAATGTATATGCCGATTCCGCAAAAAACCATGAGGTCCAGATTGCAACATCTATTGAAGAGAAAAAATCTGATATCGACAAAGCCGCAGTATTGCAGAATTCCGTAAAAATGACAGATCGGATCTCCGCAGCAGCCGATGGAAAAAACATCATGTTCAGTCCCACAAGTCTTAACTTCGCACTCGGTATGATCGCGGAAGGTGCAAAGGGAGAAACCAAAAAAGTCCTGGGGGATTACCTGGGAACCGATGATTTTGCTTCCTATGCAAAAGATTACCTGGACAAGATCAAAGAATACAATACCGAAGATGAGAATTACGGATATAAATCGAAATTAAAGATTGCAGATGCGGTCTGGGCAGATGATGAACTGACACTTCAGGAGAAATTCAGGAATACTGTATCGGACAGTTTTGGGGCTGAGGTAGAAAATGTGGATTTCTCTGCCGCGGAGAAAACATGTGGTATCATCAACTCCTGGTGTGAAAAAAACACAGAAGGTCTGATCCCGGAGATCATAACCCCGGACCTTATCAGCGACAGTACCGGACTGTGTTTAACCAATTCCCTGTATTTTGAGTCCGGATGGAGCGGGGAGCCATGGGATGTTTCTGAGACGGAAGAAGAATTTGGGGATAATGAAAAGACCAATTACATGACATGTACAGGAGACCGGTATTATGAGAACGACAAAGCTGTTGCATTTGGCAGGGACTACGCTAACGGATTAAGTTTCATAGGTATCCTGCCAAACGATCAGGGCGATTTCAGCCTTGAGGATCTGGGTATTGGAGAACTTCTGAAATCCCTGCCAGAGTATGACGAAGTCCAGTGTAAGATGCCAAAGCTTGAGTTTGAGACTACTGCTGTATTAAATGATATGCTCTCAGGTCTGGGACTGGACAATATATTTTCCAGCAATGCTGATTTCTCCGGTATTGCAGACCAAAACGTAAATGTGGATACTATACTACAGAAAACAAAACTGGAGCTGGATGAAAACGGCACGAAAGCAGCGGCAGTGACTGCTGTCATCATGGAATGCATGTCAGCCGCGGAGGAGGATGAGCCGATCATCAAAACTGTGGAACTTACCCGTCCATTTGCCTTCCTGATCTATGACAGTAGTAATGATGAAATACTATTTATGGGAAAGGTAATGACTGTTTCCAGATAAAAAGAGGGATGCAATGTGCATCCCCTTTTCATGATCAGCCTCCAAATGCCAGATTTTTAAACAATGGTTTTTTATAAGCTACTATCCGTTTTATTCCTTTCACCCAGCCAAATTTTCCATTGTATTCAACTCCGACCAGAAGTGTCTTCCGATTGTAATAAATCTTTGTTATTTTTATTTTTGCACCTTTTTTGATTGAAAATGCCCTGTCTTTTGTAGTGATGTCATTGTATGCCGTCAGTTTTCTGGCAGTGCTGACATATGAAGTCCTGAGCATTTCATGCCCGGTGGTATACCTGTCGAGAGCTGCAACGTCATATACATTGTGTCCTTTTCTCTTAATATCTCCATCCTTGTATACAAAGACACATGGTTTTAATCTGGTAAACCCGGTAGATCCTGTCATTAGAGAATATTGGACTGTAAAAGTATTACCCGAAACACTGAGATCACTCACGCCGTACAGCCATCCGTAATCGCCAAAATCAAGGTTGATGGACTTTGGCTTGCTGTTTTTATAATAAACAATAGTAGCCTGAGCAAGCTCATTTACACCATAGCTTTCGATGAATAAGAATGGAGTACCATTCTCAAATCTGCAGTAGCGGACAGTCGGATCATACTCGATCGGAGTTTTGTCTTTGTAGATGGTCTTTCCGTTAACAATGACAGACACATATTCATCAAATGCCCATTTTGTCTGTATTGAGTCTTTTTTGTTGTCCCCTGTGATATCGTAGCTTTTACACGGTCTTTTGGTGTTGATGGTCTGCATTGTGGAAGCCTGTACTCCAACCGGTTTCATGCAGAACAGTACCGCACAGACAAACAGCATCAGGGCGGCAAATTTTACATTTTTCGACTTTTTCATAAAAAAATTTCTCCTTTCTTTTATCTGTCTTAATTGTAGTACTATCAAATGGCAAAGTCAATCCGCGGAAAACAATTCCCCCACAATTCTCCCCGTTTTCATCCATCTTCCTGTATTATTTTCTCATCCTATAAACGCATACAAATGCCCCGAAAAAAAGTCTAAACTACTGGTATTTTGTATAACGCAAAATGTCGAAAAAGGCAGGTATTTTACGAACTGTTTTTGTGGAGAAAACAGAATATCTTATGTATGATAAACATACACACAAAAACACATAACAGGAGGTTCACACATGGACGCAAACACAGTATACGAAATGGTAATGGGAGCAATTACAGAAGATGAGGCTTCAGAAGAGTACGCAAAAATACAGGATGAGTTTTCAAAAGACTCAGAATGTGACAGGCTGTATGGAGAAATATATGAGGCCAAGCAGCATATCAGCCAAAAACTACATAAATCAGGAGAAGAAGATCCTGATGTGGAATTAATTATCAATCATATGTTCGACATTTGCCGTATAATTGGCATCAAAATGTTTGAATAGGTTTGAATATGGTGCAAAAGCGGTATAAAAATGTATACATATAGGCAGCCTGCAGATGCAGAGCTGCCTTACTTATTTCTGAATTTTTGATTCAAACCTGACTTTGTTGTCATGGTGGAAATCCTGCCTGTTAAGTGCGGGGCTTTCTATTTTTCCTTAATCTCCGCGGAATCACGAAAACGCCGCGGAGATTTTTGATTTTTAAAAAATCATAATTTCCAGTAATAATGCGGATTTGACGCTATTCTTAACTTTAATACTGCATCTTAACTTAAAAAGAGTTATATTGCAAAAAATAAGTTAAGATTTTTTTCGTACAAAAAGAAGAGTTTCCCGTTCTGTCATATTATTAAAGAAAAACAGAAGGGAGAAAACAAATGTATAGTAATCAGTCTCCGCAGACAGCATATCAGCAGTTTTATAATAACATGCCATCTTATCCTCAAAACAACCAACAGGTTCCAGGTAAACAGACTATGGTAGAAAAATATCCCCTGCAGATCTGGGTAGCTGCCAGAGCAGGAATGTCTTTGACCTGCGCCGCGGACCTTAATGTCCCGGGAGAAGGGGATACAAAAAATTCGCCAATGGAAATGCACACCGGTTATTCCGTATTCCGTATGGCCATCGCCTCTTCGGAAAAGGGAAGCGTGGTTGCCAATATCCCGGCTAATGACATACCGTATCTCCTGAACCAGTATCAGTTCCAGCGAAACATATTAAACCGGCAGGCAATGAGCAAGCCAAATACCCCGGCCTATACCGTCCCGATCAAAGAAAGGAACTGCAAGAACCGGACTGCCGCGGAGGTAGTGCAGATGGAAAACGGGCTGAACATCCTTACGAACGCGAGAAAGTTTTTTGCAGCCAATTTAGACAGATACCCCAAAAATAAACAGATGGTAGAAGCCATAGATGAAGCATTGTACCTGTATCAATCACATCGTCTTTCCCAAACCATCAACCTGCCTCCGCTGTATTCTTCCCCAGTCAAACCAAAATCTACTGCGGATAAAAACAACAGGCGTACCGCTTACTCGATCTCAATTTCAGGCTCCTCTTCCTTAAGTGTGGACTGGACCTTTGAAATCTTTAACTGCAAGGCATTTTTAAGGGATATGGGAAAGCTGAAGACCGTGGATGTGGAACATGCAGAAGATAAAAGGACGCTTACCTTTAAAGTGACCCAGCAGGAAATGGATCTCTTCATCTACCGGCTGCAGTCCACTCTGGAGAACTTTGAAAGAATGAACTTTTCAGGACAGTACAAAATTGCAAAAAAACATGTTAAATACAGCAGGGAGGTGCCGGTATGACAGAAAATCCATATAAGACTATGACATTTGATGAGTTAAAAGCAGTGTATGCGGATATCCAGGAATCAGAAAAAAACGGCAGGAGAGCGGATAGTCTCCTTCCGTACGCAAAAGAGCTGAGAGAAAAGATCGGAGCAAATGAGATCAGCCTGCGAGAGACACTGGATATCGCAAAAAAAGAATATTATGAAGAGGTTGCCAGGAGATACTTCTACTACTGAAATGAGAGGACACCAAAAAGACCATTCAGATGGTCTTTTTATTGCCCGGAAATCAGATGTTTTCCGTACCAGAAAAAGGAAGTGTCAAAAGATAGTAGTATTTCAGGTAGAACAAATGAGAGGAGAAAATATATGTCTGATATTTTAAATGGTTTGAACCCGCAGCAAAAAGAAGCAGTCATGCATACCGAAGGCCCGCTGCTCATCCTTGCAGGCGCAGGTTCCGGAAAAACAAGAGTTTTAACCCATCGTATTGCCTATCTGATTGAAAACGGGTTTGCAGAACCGGAGGACATCCTTGCCCTGACTTTTACCAACAAAGCAGCAAAAGAAATGAAGGAAAGAGCAGCTTCCCTGACCGGCAAAGCCGCGGATAAGATGCTGATCACAACCTTCCACTCTGCCTGTGTAAGGTTTTTAAAAAACAGGATGATGCTTCTTGGATACAAACGTGGGAACTTTGTCATCTATGATACCGATGAACAGAAAAAAATAATAAGGACTATTTTCGAGGAAACAGGTTTCCAGGGAAGATATCCGGATATCAAAGTATACGATGTCATCAGCTTTATCTCTAAGCAGAAAGAAAAAATGCTCGGACCGGATGAACTAGAGAGCATCTATCCGGATTACCCATTGATCACAGTCTACAAAGAATATGAGCGGATCCTCAAGAAAAACAATGCCCTGGATTTCGATGACCTGTTATGGAAGACCGTCCAGCTGTTTGAGAATTACCCGCATATCCTTCATTCCTACCAGGAGCAGTTCAAGTACATCATGGTCGATGAGTATCAGGATACAAACCTTGTACAGTTCAAGATCATCAGTATGCTGGCGGATAAATACCAGAACCTCTGTGTAGTCGGAGACGATGACCAGAGCATTTACAGTTTCCGCGGAGCTGATATCCGCAATATCCTGGAATTCGAGAAGGAATTTCAAAATACAAAGGTGATCAAGCTGGAGGAAAATTACCGCTCCACCAAAAACATCCTTTCCGCAGCCAATGCGGTGATCTCCCATAATCAGGAGAGAAAAGAAAAGAAACTCTGGACACAGGGGGAAGAGGGGAGCAAGCTGCGGACCATTACTCTGCCAGATGCCACAACAGAAGCGAAGTTTATCGTATCCGAGATCGAACGGATGCATAACAGGGAAAAGGCTGATTATAAGGATTTTGCCATCCTTTACCGTACCAATGCCCAGTCCCGCCTCTTCGAACAGTGTCTTACAATGAAGGATATCCCGTACCGCCTCGTGGGTGCCTTAAGTTTCTTTGAGAGAAAAGAGGTCAAGGATATGCTTGCTTATCTGCGCGTCCTTATCAACCCGGATGACGATTTCGGACTGGAGCGGATCATCAATGTCCCACGCCGCGGGATCGGTGCAGTGACAATCAAAAAGCTGAAAGAGTATGCGTTCCGAAATAACCGCAGCCTGTATGATGCAGCCTGCTCTGCGGATGAGATCTTATCAAAGACAGCCGCGGATAAATTAAAGGGATTTGCTGCAATGCTGAGGAAAATGACCGAAGAGTCAAAATACCAGACGGCAGATATGACCATCAAGATGATCCTTCATGAAACGGATTTCTTTGCAGATTATCCACAAAAAAGCGAGGAGCTGGAAGAACGAACAGAGAACGTCTATGAACTGATCAATATGGCCACTGACTACAGCAGGAAAACAAACCATGAGGGAGCAGAAGCCATTGAAGGATTCCTTACAGAATCTGCCCTGACATCCGGAATTGACTCTTTAAAGGACGACGAGGACGGTGTAGTATTAATGACGCTCCATGGCTCCAAAGGACTGGAATTTCCACATGTGTTCATGGCCGGTATGGAAGAAAACATGTTCCCGGGATATCGCGCAGTCAACAGCGCAGATCCATCTGCCATGGAAGAAGAGAGACGTCTTTGCTATGTCGGCATCACCAGAGCAAGGAAAACCCTGACGCTCACCAGTGCCGCCCAAAGAATGAATTATGGAAAAACTTATGCCATGGAGGTCTCCCGTTTCATTGACGAGATCCCCAGGGATCTGGTTGACCATATGGCGGTCCGGTGGTAAAAAAAGTGAATTCGAATTCACTTTTTTCTCCTGCCAGAGATGGCAGGATTTTTTTTATAGATTTTTTTCCATATTAGGTACATCAAAGGAGGTTTAATTGAATGACAGATTTATTTAGAACAGATTTTTCCGCGGGGCTCCCGCTTCAGATTTCAAAGCATATCGCAAGACTGGTTTCCGGAAACCTGCTTGCCGTCGGAGGGACTGCGGATGAAGTACGGGACCTGATCGTCCTGAATCTTCTTGCTGCAAACGGATCCTATCTTGTCTGGGATTATAACGGGAAGATCAGTGAAGCAACCGCCGGCAGGATGAAGGCAAAGGGGTACCAGGTCTATGAAGTGGATCCACTTAATAAGAAATACTGCTCCTGTGTCGAACTGCTCGTCTGCAAGCCGAAGATGTTTTTTGAGGATAAGGTTGTGATCTATCTGAAACATCCATGCCCCTGCAGTACCCCGAGGTTCGTTGACATGCTGTTAAGGGGCAAATATCTCCACGGACAGCATCTGACACTGATCGCTAATGGTTTTGATCCAGATTATTTCTACATGTGGGACAAAGGATACGATGAAAGCCAGCTCTCTGCATTTGTACATATCGACAGCCTGGCTGATGCTGATGAGACAATCATCAATTCCTGTGACTATAAGCTGTTTTTAGATAACAGTGATGATTCTTCCATCTCTTACCTGAATAAGATCATCCCTGTATTTGCCAGCTTTAAGGATATCAACCTTGCAGATTACCGGGATTTAAAAACCAGCCATGGTTCCGCAGCAGTTGATGTGAAGATTTTAGAAGGATTCCGGGACATGGATAAAGACGACTGCCTTTTTGTGGAGAATGGAAAAACCTTTATTTTTGATAAAAAGAAGACCTGGAAGCCGGAGATCGAGGAGGGTCTGAAGCCGGATCATACGGGACAGTTACTTGCCGCACTTTTAGCAGGAACAGCTGCCGGGATCCTGCTCTTTATGACTAAACGAAAAAGATGATCCAATATGGGCCGGAGCTTCTGGTCCTTATTTGGAGGAAAGGATACTATGCTCTTCCTTAAAATACTCCGGATACTCAATGGAATATTTGTAATATCTGTAGCATTAAGTGCTGCTGCACGTATATTCCCCATTTTTCGAAATAAGAGGACGGTGATGGTCAATCTGTTTGTGCTTGGTATGGCAGGGATACTTACCTCACTGCTCTTTAAACAGTTTTCCATGGTCTGCATCAGCCTGGCTGTCTCCCTTCACCAGCTGTATACGTTGGAAATGTACCAGCGGGATGCCCGGCTGAGAAAAATGAAAAAAAGTATGATGCGGATGAAAAGAAGGATCGATCGGCTGGAAAGACGGATCGGAGGTGACAGGGATGTATGAATCGGGGAATGCCCTCCGCGGGATCTTTCTTACCGCTTTTGTTGCTTTACTGCTGTTTTCCTCTTTTATCTTCTGCTTTCATCTGGAAAGGCCGGATGCCATGACGGTAGAACCGGAGATGACAGGGTATTATTTTTACCATCCGGATATCGCCGTCTTTCATTCATCGGAAAACAACGCCGCTCTGACGGCGAAGGATCCGACGGCAACTGGCTCAACTGCTGGTTCAACGTCTGCAAATTCGATGGCTGCTAGTTCGACGGCTACAGGTTCGACGGATGCAAGTCTGCCGGCTGCAAGTCCAGGTGAATGGTGGGTTAATTTCTCTACCCTTGGGATGCTCCTGTCATCCTGTGTCTGTCTTGCCTGTATCTGTTTTGCAGAATACGAAAGCCATATGTGATTTTATCACTCCCCTTCATTTTTCATTTTATCCAAAGATCAAAAACGAAAGGGGATTTTTTTTATGAAAGAATATGACCTGGAAAGAATCAAGGAATGCGTCAGCATGGAAGATATCTGTGATATACTGGGCATAGAGAAACGAAGAATCGGAGGACTGACTTCTGTCCTTTGTCCGTTCCATGACGACCAGAGATTTGGAAATGCCTTTATCATGAAAGACAGTCGGATCAAATGTTTTGCCTGCGGACATACTGCGGATATCTTTGATCTGTATATGTTCCAGACAGGTCTCACCCTGCTGGAATCTGCAAAGGAGATTTCTGAACGGTTCGGCCTTGCAGACGTGACGCTACAGAAAAGATCCTCCGGGATGCCGCTCAGCCGGGAAGAACTGACTGCAATCGGTCTGCTGACCGGAGACAGGAAACCAGAAAGATACCCGGAATCCGTACTGGAAGCACCGGAAAAAAGACTCGGGTATACTGTCAATAAAGAAACCACTCTAGGTTACTCAAAACGTACCAGAGAGGTTGTCGCAGTTGTTGATGATTACGTACTCAGTAAAAAGGGACAGCCAATGTACAAACACCTGGCAGATCTTTATGAATCAGATAAAGGAACTTTTTACTGGATGGTGCGCAACAAATGCCGCGAATATTATAAAAAATACATTGCGGCAAAAAAGACTATTTCTGTCCTCCAAGAGGAGATCCAGAACGATTTTTTGGATTATCAGATGTCAGTTGTCAACAAAAAACTTGCACTGATCGAAAGTGCATATAAAAAAACAGAACAAAAGAAATATCACAGGTCACAAAGAAAGACCGCCTAGGTCTTTCTGTATAAAAACGGGAGGAATTTTCCTCCCCTTTTCTTAGGAGGAATTTTATGCTGTTATATATAGCCGAAAAGCCGTCCACCATGATACTGGTGAAAAAGGCTTACGAAAGATCAAATAAACCCTGCGGGGACATCACATTCGTTGCCCTTGCAGGCCATGTCTGTGGACTGATGGAACCCAAAGAATACAGCCAATGGAATTTGAAATGGAAGGACCTGAAGCTTCCGATGGTGCCTGACAGTTTTCGCATCAAATCCATCAAGCCGGATCTGGTAAAAAAGATACGTGATCTTATAAAGTCCGGGGATTACAAAGGCATCATCGTCGGCACCGACAGTGATGTGGAGGGGAACGGGATCTATGCCCTTTTGGAAAAGAACCTGCATCTGGAAAAGATGAAAGCATACCGCTTCTTTGAGACCGACCTGACAGACAAGGGGATCATGGATTCCTTCAAAAACCTGACGGACTTCCATACCTGCCCCAGGGATGTGGGTATGACGCAGGCATTCTGGATCCGGGCACAATTTGACTGGCTGATTGGGTTCAACCTCTCTGTCGCATATACCGTCAAGACCGGCATGCTCATGAGGGTGGGAAGAGTAAAGGCGCCTACCCTGAAGCTGGTCTATGACAATTGTAAAGCGATCGATGAATTTTCCTCGAAAAGTTCCTATCTGCCAGTCATCCAGACAAAAGATCCGGAAATGGTAGCGACACTGATCGATGAAGAAGGAAAAGATCTTGCCTTCCCAGAACTGGAAAAAGCTAAAGAACTGGTAAGCGGTCTTGGCCAGGAAGCCATTGTAAAGAAAACAGAAAAAAAAGAAACCAAAAAGCCTCCGCAGCAGCTGTACAAACTCTCAGACATCCAGGTGGAGGCAGGACAGAAGTACGGATACTCCCCGGATGAGACCCTGCAGGCTCTGCAGTCATTATACGAGACGCACAAGGTCATGTCCTATCCGCGTACCGACGGAAAACATCTTTCTTCCGAGAAAGCAAAAGAATTTTCTTCCCTGCTGCGGACGGTATCCGCTGTTCCGGGGATGGAACCATATCTGTCTTCCATCACCCCTGAAGCCATCCAAAAAGCAGCGGCAAACAAACGATACGTAAACGACGAGGAAGTTAAAAAAAGTTCCCATGGTGCCCTGATCCCGACAGGGAAGATCCCGGATTTTTCCAAAATGTCTGAAATGGAAAAAAATGTATGCATCATGGTCTATAAGCGTTTTCTGGCGATCTTTCTTCCTGACCTGGTGGAAGAGAAGAGAAAGTATCTCCTCGATGTGGATGGGAGTTTATTTGTGAGCAGGGGTTCTGTTATCAAAGACCGGGGCTTTACAGTCATCTTTGACACGAAGATCAAGGAACTGCGCCTGCCGGATGTATCGGAAGGACAGAAGATAGGGATCGCCCAGAAAGGGATCCATGAAGTCGTGACCAGGCCACCCAAACGGCTTACCGAGGCGACACTGGTAGATGCCATGGAAGACATACAGAAATACATGACAGACCGGGATCTGAAAAAGATCATGAAGGAAGCCAAGGGAATCGGGATGCCTTCTTCCAGGGCTCAGATCATCAAAGACCTGATCACCACCGGGTACATGGAGGTAAAAGGAAAAGGACTTTATATCACCCAATCTGGAAAAGATTATATCGAATATATAGGAGACCATAGTATCGTCAATCCGGAATTATCCGCGGAGTGGGAAACCCACATCAAAAATGTCCGCCAGGGAACAGAAGCCTATGAACCTGTCCGGGAGCAGATCTTAGGATATGTGGACCAGACCGTCGATGAGGTCATGAACCGGGAATTTGAAGTACATGAGAAGAAAGCATCCGGTCTCACCTGTCCTCTCTGCGGAAAACCATTGAGAAAGACAAAATTTGGTTACGGATGTACCGGGTACCCGGAGTGTAAATTCCTGATCGGGGAAGTAGCGCACAAGAAGCTTACAGACAAACAGATATCCGACCTGCTCACAAAAGGGCAGACAGGAGTGATCAAGGGATTTAAGAAGAAGGACGGGGGGAAGTTTGATGCGATGTTAAGATTAGAAAATGGGAAGATTGCGTTTGCTTTTCCGCCGCGGAATCAGTAATTTTTCATTTTCAGAGTTTTTTCATAATGAACAACGGTGTGATTATCAGTGCTTCCGGTTTCCAGGTCTTCTGATCTGGAGCCGGCTCTGGGTGTCAGGAAATTGACCGCTTCGGCGGTCTTTTTTTTGTGTTTTTTTCGATAGTGTAAGCCTGGGTTTTTGTCATATTACAGTTAATCATTAAATCTCAAGGAGGACTGTTTTATGAAAATGTGTAACCTGAAAATGTTGCTTCCTGGCATGATCCTGGGACTCTCTCTTCTGGCAGCAGTGCCAGTCTCCGCGGATATTACTAATTCTGGTAGTACCCCCCCCCGATAAAAATATCGAAATTAAGTAGTACAAATGATGCGACTGCGGATTCCCAGAACAGCGATGATTCCGGGAAAGTATATGATTTCAAAGATTCCAAGACATCTGGAGTAGTTGCTGTTACAAAAAACTGGGATGACAGTTTGTCCAATGACGAACGACCAGTTCCAGATGTTTTTATCAGTACGGCGAAACCTAGTAAGAATCCTCTTGGATATACCATCACTTATCATGGAAATGGACTGACTTTTCCGGACGGAAGCTTAGAAAATGAGATCATTGTAAACAGCTCCGGAAAGATTGTGTCTGGTCAGTATGAAGAGCTCCTGACTTCTTCCGGATGGTATTCGGATTCGAATTGTACAAGTAAGGTCGAACTTAATTCTAACGGTTTGCCTGTAAGCGGTGTTATTTCTGACTTAGATCTTTATGCGAAGCCAAAAACATATGTCCTCAAAAAAGGATATGACTTTAAAAGTTTAATTCCCTCCACAGCAACTTCTGTTGTATTTACAGATGAAACCATGCCTGCCTCAGCGGTGTTAATAGATGTAGATGCAGATGGAGACGGTGGAGCAGTCGCATGGATGGACGACACTACTATGAAAGTATCCACACAGATCAAAGGTTTAAAAGCACAGGCTAATTCAATTAGCACTTATATGTTTAGTGGCAAAAGTAACCTAAAAAATATTGACCTGATCATGTTGGATACGCAAAATGTAACGAATATGAGTAGAATGTTCTACGACTGCAGTGGGCTGACAGCTTTGGATCTGTCTCTTTTAAATACTAGCAAATTACAAAAAGCAACAGGCATGTTCAGCAGATGTTCCTCGTTAATATCTTTAGACTTATCTATGTTAGATTTTAAAAATGTTTCGCAAATATCGGATTATGAAAATAATAGTGCATCCTATGGAGCAATATTTGAAGGTTGTTCCTCCTTGGTAAACTTAAAACTGCCTGTGCTTACTTCAAAAATTACCAATATGAGTCATATATTCTACAATTGTAGAAACCTGATTACTCTGGACCTGACTCCTTTGGATACCCGAAATATTACAGATATGAGTTCCATGTTCTACCACTGTAGCGGTCTGACTTCTCTGAACCTGACTCCTTTGGATACCCGAAATGTTACAAATATGAGTTCCATGTTCTCCGGCTGCAACGGACTGACTACTTTAGATCTGGCTCCTCTGGATACACAGAACGTGACAAGTATGATTAATATGTTCTACAACTGCAGCGGTCTGACTTCTCTGGATCTGGCTCCTCTGGATACGCAGAACGTGACAAGTATGATTAATATGTTCCAAAACTGTAAAGGTCTGACTACTTTGAATCTGACCTCTCTGGATACCAGCAAGGTTACCGATATGCGTGGAATGTTCTCCGACTGTAGCAGGCTGACTGCCTTAGACCTATCTTCGCTAAACACAAGTGAGTTACAACGGGCAGCAGGCATGTTTTCCGGATGTTCGTCATTAACTTCTTTAGATTTATCTAAGCTGAATTTTGAAAACGTATCCCAAGTTTCAGACTGGACCACCTACTGTTCTTATGGTGGTATGTTTGCGCATTGTGTTTCATTAACAACTTTAAAATTGCCTAAAATCACAAACAAGATAACAAATTTACAAAGAATGTTCGAAGGCTGTTCCAAACTGATGGTTCTTGATCTTTCATCCTTGGATACTGACAATGTTACGGATATGAGTTGGATGTTCGAAGGCTGTTCCAGTCTTACAAATCTTGACTTGTCTATATTCAACACTACTAACGTTACTAACATGAAAGCTATGTTTAGTAGATGCTACAAATTAACAAGCCTTAACCTTGGTAGCAATTTTTCTTTTGTCGGCTCAAATTATTGTCTTCCATCCGGAACCTGGTACGCTTCCGACGGCACCGCCTATACCTCCGACGGAAATTCATGTACAATACCAAACAATAAGGCCGATACATACACAAGACGATAGTATTTTTTCTCCGCAGAGAAACACGGCTTCCATCACCCTTTAAACACAGAAACATTCTCAAATCAGTGTTTTTGGGAATAGCTTTTTTCGTACCAGTTTTTACAGGCTTTCAGTATCAGCTATAATACAACCATGAACAGAAAAAACTGTTCATACTCATTTTTGTTTTACCCCCTTCGTTTCAAGTCATCCGTGGCGTTCGGAATTTGCCGCGGATGACTTTTTTTACTCTGTATGGCGAGAAACGCGTTGCTTAAGGATAGGAAAGAACAAAAATGTTTTTCGTCATATTAAAAATAAACCTCTTTTTATATTACGCTAATATCATATTTTGTATATGATAGCAATCAGTTCTGAAAGAGCCTCAAAAAAAGTGAATTCGAATTCACTTTTTTGTCTCTCGTATATTAGTACATTTTATAAATTCAGACAAAAAACGGCCTACCAAAATGGCAAACCGGTGTATGAGAGTTAGTTTTCTACATTGTTTCTATCTGTCAAAATAATTCCCTTATATCTTGGAGAGGTACGTTCCAGTTCGTAACACTCGCCTTCCGGGGTAGGATACTGGCTTATGAAATCCCGGATCGTTTTCATTTCTTTACAGAAAAAGAAAGAATCTTCTTGTCTCTAAGTAAAGCATAGGCAGAGGGATAAATTGTAATAATAACTAAGCGTCAGTAGCGGGTGGAGTGGCCTCGGTATCCCCTACTGACATGAAATCAGTACAAAGCTGGTATCTTGACTGGTATGTTTAGCGTTCGTTTAAAATACCGACTATGTGTTGAAACAAAATATACTGGATTGCTACATTGGCAATAGTAACTCCGTGATTATCTACGATCAGCCGCGGAGAATTTTTTTATTCAAACATCCCACATTAGTAATATATTTTGATTTACGAAAAAGTGAATTCGAATTCACTTTTTTTGCTCATAAGACAAAATATTAATTTTTTATTAAGTTTTCAAAAAAAACGCAAAATAAATATTTTTTTCGTCATAGTATCTGCGCCGAGGCAGTGATGACCGAAAATAGGAAATAGGCTGACTGGAGAATCCTCGCCTGTATAACTTGGATTTCTTTTCATGAATATCTGTCAGGTCCGTTTTCAGGTGCATCTGCTGGCAAACAAAAATATTTTTTTATTCATATTAGTATTGCTGAAAAAACGATAACCGGAAAGCAGACAATAAACTGATCTTTTCAGCGTCAGGGTTTCTTTTTTTAAGAAATAATGCTCCAGCCCGTGAGCTGGATGTCTGTCGACCTTCGGTTTTCACAAATTTGTTTTTTATCCAAACGTATTTTAAACATATAAAAATCTTTCCGCAAGCATGAACGAAATTGCTGATAGCGAATGAAATTAGAAATAAGTAATAACGGTGAGTGGAGAAAATCGATATCCTCCGATAATTAACGTCTGTGCAATGCTGGCACACCTCTCAATACCGGATGTATCTAACAGTATTTGTATTAAACGGTATCCGAAAGAGCTATGCGGTCAAAGGCTTCGGAAGATGCTAAGGCACAAAAATGTGTATATATGAGATGTCACTCCTTTTAGCGGAGGGGCAGGAGCGTTTACCAAACACGCAAACCTGCCTGATGGGAAACGAGACATAATAACAACGTTAAGTGGTCGATCGAGCGGCAAGAAGTCGATGGGGTAGTGGAGAGAACAGTTCCGATCTTTCTGCTGTACCAAAGGGGTTGAAGCGGGCGCAAGACCTCAATAAGCCTAAGTGTGTAATCGCAGCGCATATGGTTAAATGTAGCGCTTGGAGGCAACTCGTCAATAGTGACGCGGAACCAGGACGGGATACACCCGTTACAGATTAGTATAATGCAGATGGAAACAGAGTAGTGTGAGGGGGGTTCCAATCGATTTCCGCTTTTACAGGGAATGAAGAGACCACACTACGCAGGTAATATATCTGCGGTATTATGCTGGCAGGGCTGCCTGCCACTATATCGGAACCATGGTGAGTGACCGACCGACGGTGGCGGAAGACATTCCGTAAGTCGTTCAAAAACGAACCGGGGCATAGAGATCCTCTAATCCAAAATCAAGGGGGAAAACTATGCCTCGGCTCGTTCATCTCCCTCTGGCTCTGGAAGGGGCCATCAAAGTTCATCTGATTTCAAAAATTCGTCATATTATCTACGAAACTTTATCCATTTCACAAAACTCAAGTTATTCACAAGGCTGGTTCATCAGTGATGTCGAAAACCCGTAGTACATCAGGAATCCTACAACACTTCTCTAATTCCTGTATTCCATCACCCAGCCCAGTCAGCTCCATAAGCTTCAGCACTTCCCCCCAGACAGCCAAGTAAAACCCAACCAGCAACCTCGACTCCTGAAAAAGTTGGAGAGGCCTGACGGGAGTACCAGGCTCTTTTTTTTATGCCCCAAGCAGAACTGGTGTTCCCTACAGTATTATACAGGTCACTACTATTTTCAGACAGCACAAATAGACAGAGGAGCTCTCTGCCTTAAAAAAATTTCATCTATAAACCAATGCATTATGGATGTCGAACAGATTTCATGAGCAGCTATACCTGATAATCAGGAGCAAATCATTCGCTACGCAGCCCTACACCGAATAAATGTAGTTTATCAGTAAAAGGATGCACTCCTCCTGATACAAGCATGTACCCGCTTATTACTTTTCGCAGCTTCCGCAGAGAACTTATCTGGTTCATGATCCATAAGAGCATGGTATGTCATATTATGCAGGTTTCCAACCGCATCAGACTTTTTATTCCTGGATGGTAAGATGTCCTCAATCTTTCGATGAAAGGATTGATCGACAGGCTAATCATATGTCTGCTTCCGCGGATATTCAAAAATCTTCGGTCTCAAAATCTGGAATCTGCATCTTAGGTAATAATCTGATTGCTCTTATCCATATCCTGTTTTAAAAATCATACCAATACCTCCATTTTTTATTGATATTTCCAATATGATAAAAAAAATAATTCTTTTTCACCGTTTTCGTCATATTGCAAGCGCTGACAAAACACTATATCTTGTGTATGCCATTTGTAAAAGATGCACAATTTCCGTACCAGATTTTGAGGCACACACAAGATATGGTATAATAAGCACATGAAAAATATTTTTAAAAAATTTTGGGAAAGTGAGGAAAACTGATGGAAATAATTACTGGAAAAATGAAGCATATCATCTTTCATAATGATGAGACAAACTACTATGTCCTCACTGTCGTTGCCGGGGATGAAGTATTTACGGCTACCGGCAGCTTCCATGGAATAGAAAAGAACATAAAAACCGACTTTTACGGTGAATGGGTAGAACATCCCAAATTTGGCAGGCAGTTCTCCTGCGGATACTGGGAGAAGGCCAAACCGGTCAATACAGAAGATATCGTGTCCTACCTTTCTGCCAAAACTGTTAAAGGGATCGGAAAGGTAACGGCGAAACGGATCGTTGATGCTTTTGGTGTGAATACATGGGATGTCCTTGATAATCATATTGAACGGCTTTTGGAGATCAAAGGGATCTCTCCTAAAAAGCTGGAACGCATAAAAGGCTCTTGGCAGGAGAACAGCATCCGCAGGATCGCTTTTGTGTTCCTGTTAAAATACGGGGTATCCTACAAGCTCGCAGATAAGATCTACCGGACTTATGAGGAAAAGACGATCACTATCATGTCCGCTAACCCATACAAGGCCGCGGATGATGTCAAGGGCATCGGATTCCCCACTGCGGATGAGATCGCAGAAAAAATGGGGATTGAGAAGAACTCACCTTTAAGGATAGAGAGCGGGATCAAGTACGCTTTGGAACAACTTGCCATGAAAGGACATGTTTTCGGTTACCGGGAGCAGGTCGTAAATGAAGCCATGGGAAAAGAAGTTCTGGACCTGCAGGACAAAAATCTTGTTTCCCTCACACTTTCGGATATGCTTGCCAAGAAAGACCTGGGATGTGAGATGGACTGTATCTACCTTCCGCAGCTTCTGAAAGCAGAAAACTACTGTGCTGAGAAATTAAAGAAACTGGCTTCTGTCCCCGCTGAAGACTACCTTTACCGCAGGATCTGGTATGAAAGACAGCGAAGCGGGAATCCGGATCTTTCCGTTGATGTATCCGGAATGGCAGAGGAACTGGGCATCCAGTATGATGATGTCCAGCTGTATGCGATCCGTACCGCAGCCGCATCAAAGGGCATGGTGCTTACCGGAGGCCCAGGTACCGGAAAAACAACCGTCACCCAAGGGATCATAGAGGTGTTTAAAAAATTCAAGCTGCACATCCTTCTCGCCGCACCTACGGGACGTGCCGCAAAGAGGGCTTCCGAATCCACAGGGATGGAAGCAAAAACGATCCACCGTCTGCTGGGCTACAGCGGCTCCGGAACTTTTGAACACAATGAGGAACACCCACTGGAGGGGGACATCCTGATCATTGATGAAAGTTCCATGATCGATCTCCGTCTGATGAGCAGCCTGTTAAAGGCTGTGCCGGAAAACATGCGTCTGATACTGATCGGGGATATCAACCAGCTGCCTTCCGTTGGTCCGGGTACCGTTTTGAAGGACATCATCGACAGCGGGGTGTTCCCGGTCGTCCGGCTGACTAAGATCTTCCGTCAGGCCGCAGAGAGCCACATCATTACCAATGCCCACAGGATCAATGACGGTCTCTTTCCGGTGATCGACGATTCGGATCCCAAAAATGATTTCTTTTTGGATATGATGGACAAAAAAGGGGAAAAGCTGGAAGCCTCAGAGATCGCAGAGCGGACGGCACAGGCTATTATAAAGCTTTTGACGGATACGATCCCAAATATATACCATATCCAGCCTAAGGACATCCAGATCCTTGCCCCCATGAGGAACGGCAGTGCCGGAACAATAGCCCTGAACAAACTTGCACAGGAAGCTTTGAACCCGGAGGGCCCGACCATTGCCTTTGAAGGATATTCATACAGGAAAGGAGACCGTGTCATCCAGACGAAGAACGACTATGAGAAAGGTGTGTTTAATGGCGATATCGGGTATATCGTAGCGGTAAATACAGAGAAGGAACTTCTGAAAGTCGAATTCCTTGATACGGATAAACAGGAAACGGACAGCACATTCTGGCTGGATTATTGGGATATGGATGAAGATGAAGAAGAGGAGAGTGAAGGATTAGACTCCCACGGTCCTAACCCTTACGTGACTTATTCCCGGAACGACCTTGAAAACCTGGATCCTGCCTATGCGATCACGATCCATAAATCACAGGGTTCCGAATTCCCTGCTGTGATCATGCCGTTTTTGAACAGCCACTTTGTCATGCTGGAAAGAAACCTCCTGTATACCGGAGTCACACGTGCAAGGAAATACCTGTTCCTGAAGGGACAGCGGAATGCGATATACAAAGCAGTAAAAACAATATCAATGCTTTCAAGGAACTCTAATCTGAGGTCGAAGCTGCAGGGAGATTTTGGACAGATTTCCTTCTTTGGAGAAAATATGGGATTGTATTAAGACCATCCGCGGATGGTCTTTTTTTTTGCGGTTTCTGCTCATATGTGGTAATATTCTCGTATGAAAACAACTGGCTTCCATATCATGGTATCCTGACTGTACATACGAAAGGAGAACAGATATGGCGATCGATAATTTTTGCGAAGGAAAGAATATGGAAGAATACGAAGTACTCAAAAAAGCTGCTGCGGAATTAAACGAGATCATGCATGCAGCCCACATCAATGCTTCCGACCGGGCAGTCTATGCCAGCGGAATGCTTCTGGCGATGCATGTGCTGACCCCGGATTCTCTGTACGCTACAGAGGATACCGCCAGCCACTATATATACAGGCATCTGATGGACTTCTTAAAAGACCAGCTTTCCCCAGAGATGTATCAGATGACAGCAAGAGAGTTTCAGGTACTGACATCTGATCCGGAAAGAGACAGATACCTTGACAAGCTACATAAGAGCTACACACAGTATATCTTTTGTTTCATCTACCAGAATATCTTCCGGCTCTCTGACGGAATGGATTCCATAGGGGAACTTTTCGGGGAGTTTCTGAAATATACGGTACAGATGGCAACGGAAAACGGCAAAGTACTGACTCCCTCCTACATCAGCCATCTCATGGCAAAATTGATCCATGTGAAAGATACAGACGAAGTATTGGATGTCTGCGCAGGCAGTGGAGGGATGCTGGTAGCTGCTTATGATGAAATGCGCTCCAGTAATCCGGGTATTCAGTTAAAGAAAGACCAGCTGCGGGGGATTGAGATCAATCCGCGGATGGCAGCCCTTGCAGTATCCAATATGATCCTCAGGGGAATCTCTGCGGAAGCAGTCGTCCTGGGCAACACATTTCTGTATTCGGAGAATAAGAAATATGATAAGCTCCTCATCAACCCGGATTTTACCTGCGAGGAAAACGGACTCCCGTTCCTTTCTTATGGACTGGACATGTTAAAAGAAGGCGGGGAAGGTGCAGTGATCATCCAGGACAGTGCCGGAGGCGGCATGGCATCTGTATCAGCCAGAGAAATACTGGCACATCATACACTGCTGTGCAGTATCAAGATGCCAATAGACCTGTTTTCCCCCAATGCAAAGGTACAGACAAGCATCTACCTTTTCCGGGCCCATATTCCGCATGATTTCCAGAAAAACGTGCTGTTTGTTGATTTCCGCAATGACGGATGTAAGAGAACAAAACGCGGCTTTAAATATAGCAGGGATGTCTGGAGACTATACTCTGATCTCGTAAAAACCTGTAATGAAAAGAGGGTATATCCGGGGATTCCGGTCGTCCTCGATCAGATCACAGACTCCGGATGTGACTGGAATTACGAAACTCATTTAAAGATCGATGGAAAAGTAACAAAGAAAGATCTTTCCTCTGAGGTGGCAAATGCCCTGCTGGAGAAGATCAAAGACCTTCTCAAACCAGAGGGTGATGGGGAGATTTCTGCGGATAGGAAGCTGTTTTCCATAGAGGAGCTGTTTGAAGTGCAGAACAGTATCTATTACCGCGGAATGCCGGAAGCCGATCTGTATGATGTAGACGGAACAGTGCCGGTGATCACAAATACTGCCTTAAATAACGGGGTAAAAGGATACAGCAGACTAGAAGCCTGTAACAAAGGAAATGTGATCACGTTGAGTGATACCATCGGTGGCAGTCCTGTTTTCTACCAGGAAAAGGATTTCATCGGGTTTGCACACTTAAAGATGCTGATCCCCAAAATGAATACACTGCCTGATTTTGACGGGCTTGTTGGAAGATATATCGCTGTTTCCATAAGGAAATCCATTTCCGGCAGATACAACTACACCACAAAACTGAACACTGGAAATATCCTGAGGACCAAGATCTCTCTTCCATGCAAGGATGGTCTGGTGGACACGGATTTCATCAGAAAGATTATGACAGAAGAGCAGAAGAGGAGTGCCGGTCTGGTGCTGGACTATCTGAGATCTTTTTCGGAACAATAATGACTACAGATGAGATTACAACTAATCAACATAAGGAGATATTTATGAAGAAAAAATCACGTTTAATGCTTTTGGTTTCATTCATATTCATGGTCTGTTTATCCGGCTGTGCAAAATGGCAGTCCGTCATCAATGACCTGCATGGTTCTTTGATAGGAAACAGCTATTCCATCTATACCTATGACAACTATGGCAGCCAGACACTCAAAACATCCGGGAATAAGATCAGTATTACCGGAAACAAGATCGAAACCACAAGCTTTGACAGTGAGGGAAAAACGATCACCGGCTATGATCTGTCTTCGGTCATCACCATCACCATTGATGGAAAAGAGATTGAAAACTGCGGGGATACCTGCATCTTTGTCCAGAAAGGACTGGAACCGGAAGTCGACTTTTCCCTGGAAGAGATCAGCAGCAATGGAGGAGGAAGCCCTGCATCCATTGCCCGTGTATTAAACAAATATAAGAATGATTTTGGTAAATCCCGTGTAGTGGTCATCAAATCCCAGTTAGGACAGCCCATAGCGGCTTTTTCCGGGGATGACGTATACTGGGAAGTTCCGGAAGACCTTCCAAAAATGACCAAACTCATGATTGACGGCAAAGCCTTGTATATCCATCGGGCAAATTACCAGGTTATCGATAAGGCTCTCCTGTAGCCTATTGTAATTACAGTTTTTTTTCGATATACTATATGCAACAGAGTTGCCTGATGCCATACGGCATTGGGGACCAGGCTGAGACTCGGTCTCAGCCTTTTTTTCTTTAAAACAGAGGTGATAATATGGTAAAAAAGTGTATTATCTGCGGAAAAGAATTTCAGAGCAATAGTAACAACTCTCGGTATTGTTCTGATGAATGCCGAAATACTCCTCTATATACAGACGAGATAAATGGAGAACAGTACGTACTTCTGACTGTCACAAATGCGTTCAGAGAAAACAGTACTCTCTACGCTGTCTGCAAGTGCGCCTGCGGAAATGTCTGTACGGTTCGGTATGATAGTTTATTATCTGGAAAAACCATTTCCTGCGGGTGCGTAAATAAAAAGAACCTTATACAACCTTTAGATCTGAAAGGTAAAACAAATAAATATGGATGCACCGCCATCAAGCTGCAAATTCTGCTCGAACGGTACGCCTATTCTGAAATCGTCGGTACATTCATTCTGATTTAGCGGTACGCGTTTTCTGCTCAAAGCGGTACGTTTTTCCTTTATTATTGTGATGTAACTATTATTCATCACAGTGCAAAGGAGGAACTATTATGCACGACTACAATACTATTCTTGGAGTCATAGAACTTCGGCTCAGTAAAGTCAGTTATGACTCTGTACAAAAACGTTACCGGATCGGACGGAGCGGGATTGCATTAATCATGAACCGCTACAAGGATTCAGGCTTATCATTGGATGATCTTCGGCAAATGCCAGCCTCAAAGGTAGTTGATCTCATCTATCCAAAAGAAAACCTTCGACATAAGGATATTCCACTGCCTGATTTTGAAAAAATACATGAGCAGATGATCCAAATGGGAAAACATGCTGACTTGAGTTTTCTATGGATTGATTATAAAAAAGAGCATCCCAACGGTTACCAGCTCGCTCAGTTTTATAAGCTGTATCGTGATTTTATGGTAGATACTTATGGTACTTCAAAAACATCTATGCCTGTGGAACGGGTTCCTGGTGAAAAGATGTATATTGACTGGGTAGGCGACCAGCCGGAACTGCTATTGGACACAACAACTGGCGAACTTCGGAAAGTTCACATTTTTACAACTACACTTGGTTTTAGCAGTCTTGTTTATGCAGAGATCTTTCCGGATGAAAAACTTCCACATTTTATTACCGGTACAGTACATGCACTGTCTTATTATGGGGCAGTTCCTAAATATCTTGTCCCGGACAATCTAAGAACAGCTGTTACCAGGCATAGTAAAGATGAACTTGTGCTGCAGTCAGCTTTTTCAGATCTGGAAACTTTTTATGATACGATCATTCTGCCGCCGCCACCAAGGAAACCGAAAGGCAAACCAACAGTTGAAAATCATGTGCGTTTCTTGGAGACGCATCTGGTAGAAGAATTAAAGAAAGATACTTATATCTCTCTGGAAGCTCTGAATGCTGCGGTCAAAAAGATCGTAGCGGACATCAACCAGCGTCCTTTCCAGAAAAAATCTGACATTCGGAAATCCCGCATGAATGGATTTGAAAAGTACGACAAACCGCGTATGAACCAGCTTCCAGGCGAAAGTTATACACTTTGTGATTATAAATACTTTCTTAAAGTTCCAGATAATTACCACCTTGAGTATGATGCCCACTACTATTCTGTATTGTATACCTATAAAGGGAAGCCTGCAATTCTTAAGGCTACAATGACGGAGATACGGATCTGTGATGAGTATAACCGGCTGATCTGCCGCCATCCAAGATCTTACCGTGATTTTCCTCTTTACATTACAGATGACAATCACATGCCTCCAGAACACCTGTATTACAAAGAAGTGAATGCACATGACGGAGCTTATTACAGACGATGGGCATCTGTTTATGGAGAATCTATGGTAACTCTTATTGACAGGATACTCCGCAGTTCCAAGCATGAGGAACAGGCATACAACAGCTGTGCCGGTGTACTCCATTCCTGTAAAGATGTTCCTCACAGACTGGTTCAGGAGGCTGCTGAGAAATGCGTAGAAGCCAATGCCTGCAAGTATTCTTATTTCAAGAAAGTACTTAGCATGGTTCAGAATAATCATTCCAGTAGCGCTATAAACGGAACCGGAAAACTTCCTTCCCATACAAACATCCGTGGAAAGGAGGCATACAAATGAGTTCATCCCATGACATTACATTAACACCTCAGGAACAAGCTCTGATCATGCGTCTGAAGAGTTTCCGTGTTCCAGAAATGGCACATATCCTGGAAGAACAGTTGAAAGATCCCAATGCAGATCTGAACACTTTTATGGAACGCATGGCATCAATGGTTGATGCAGAGTGGCAGGCACGGGCAGATAAACGCTTTAATCGTCTGATGAAAGAAGCGCATCTGCGATACCCGGCGGCGGATCTGGACGATACTATTTACCGTCCAGAACGTCAGCTTGATACCCAGACAATAGAGCGACTGAGTACCTGCCATTGGATAGAGGAAGGAAAGAATCTCATTGTAACAGGATCTTCCGCCAGTGGAAAAACTTATCTAATCAATGCTTTTTGTGTAACTGCAATGAAGCAGTCTAAGAGTGTAAAGTATATAAAAGCGAACACTCTTATGAGCGAAATGGAACAGGCACGTATCAAATCCACAAATCTGGATTACCTGAATAAGCTGACCAAGCTGGATCTTCTTGTGATCGATGATTTTGGCCTTATGGATCTCGATCTTGATAAATGCCGGGATCTTTTTGAAGTCCTTGACACCAGGGATGGAAGGAAATCAACTGTAGTCATCTCACAGTTTCCAGTCAGTACATGGTTTGATATGTTTGCTGATAATACCTACGCTGATGCGTGCCTTACACGAATCACAGATAAGCATCATACATATCGTCTGGAGATGAACGGTATAAATATGCGTGAAACAGAATGATATCATCTAGCGGTACTTCGTACCGTTAAAAATGGAATAGCCGTTCCGCAGTAGCGGAACTGGCATTCCGTTTGAGCGTAATTTGCAATCAAGCAGTTAGAGAAGCATTCAGACAGTTATTTTTGGCTGTGTAAATGCAGCTGCGGAAAAGAGTTTGTTACGCTCGCTAAAGGCTTTTCACGAATAAAATCGTGTGGATGTGCCCAAGAGAAGGCAAGAAAAAACAATATGAAGAAAGCCAGTGAAGTATATCTTAATGGATGCGTAGAAAACACCTCTGTTTATTCTATCAAACCCAAAAAGATGTTAAAGAATAACACCTCTGGCGTAAGAGGTGTAACATTTGATAAAGCTAGCCAAAAATGGAAAGCTCAAATTGTGTTTAAAGGAAGAAACTATTATCTTGGAAGATACATAAACAAGGAAGATGCCATAAGAGCCCGGAAAATGGCGGAGGAAGCCATGTTTGGCAATTTTCTTAAATGGTTTCAGGATACGTACCCAGATAGATGGAAAAGAATAACGAATACAGATTCTTTAAAAATGAAATAACGGTATCAAAAACAATGGGGAAAGGTGCGGAAACTGAATCTTTTGATTCCACTAAGAAATAAAGATACCCTCTTTGGAAGTATAGGATTAAAAAGGAACTTTAAACTATTCGCCAAACACTAATTTTACGAATACCACATTTTATAATATTGTATATTTTGCTTTCTTTATAATTTTTCATATAAATTAACACGCATATCAAATGATGGTCATCCAGAACCATTTTTTTTCTTGTCAATATATGAATAACATCTCCCTGTCGAATTAAGGTTAAATCGACAAGTATTTTTGTCGATTTAACTTGAGATGGGGGAATGTTGCTTTTTAAAAACCGCAATTTTTGCGGTTTTTTATATGTTAATATGCAGCTTTCCCCCATTTAAGGTTTATCTTTTTAACTTAGACTTGGTGAGAAGTAGAATATTTAAAGCCAACATGGAGGAAAGTAGAATATTTGACTATAAAAAAATCTAAAAAACATTACACTTTCCATTTTATTCTGCATAGAAATGCAAAACGGATGAAATTAAAGCATTTTCTAAGAAGAAATTCTGAATTATTGTACGTTGGAGATATGAACATGGATATCAGTTACAAGCAGAAAACATTAATATTTTGCAGCTTTGTTTACGCCGTTGTCAGCTGTGAACGGCTCCATGGCTCTTTACGTGCAGCCTGGGTAGATGATACACACTCTTTTTTCAATTTTAATAATCTACGGAAAAATCAGGATATGCATCTGGCGTATCTGGGATATGATATACCAGAACATTTTTCCACAATATCCAATGTAGATGTGCATACAACACAATAGTGTATAAGCATTCTACATTCCCCCAATTAGACTTAAAAAAATATACTTTCCCCCAACTTAAGTTAAATGTTTGAATGAAAATGGTTGACTTTCCCCCAACTTAAGTTAAAAAATTATGTTTTCCCCTAAGTTCGACTTAATATATTTAATATGAGTTGGAGGAAAGCAGTAATAAATAATGCATTTTATGTCTTTCCCCCAACTGGAGTTAAAACATTCCCCCAAGTCGAGTTAAACCGACAATTTTATAATAAATATATACAATAAATGGAAAAGAAGCGAATTTTTCATCTATACGACAAACGCTGATTTTTCCAATAGATGTCTGGAAATCACGACCACCGGCTTAGCCGGTGGTTTGCTTTGACCCTATAAGGGTCTATTACCGGCACTGGAGTCTAAAGACTCATC